CCAAAAGTGAGGACCCCCAAGCCTGATATTTACAAAGGACGGTGGAGTATTGAGCGGACCTTTGCTTGGCTGGAGGGGTTTCGGAAGCTAGTTTTACGCTATGAACGAAAGCTAGAACATTGGCAAGGCTTTTGGGAACTCGGTTGTGCCATCCTTCATTTGAGAAAACTTACCGTATAAGTTCTAGATAAAACGGTCTATGGCCTCTTCGTTGTCGCTACGATTTTTTTGTTTGGTTATGTACGTCTATGTACACGCCCGCACAAAAAAATCTAGGCTCTTAGAATAGCCTCATAGCCTATTTCATCTATCGAACACTATACACGCTATTTAAGGTGTTTAGAATAAAGATAAGCCTCTGTATTTACATGCCAAAGTAGGCGAGGGCTTGTGGGTCAAAATCGGGGGTACTTTCCGCGAGTGTAATCAGCTGGGTGAGGGTGAAGTGTTGGGGGTTTTGGTAGTTCAGTATCGCTTCAATAATCCGAGGAGAGAGGAGGGTTAAAGCCAGATATTTCTGTATTTGTCGCTTGCCGGTGGATTCCTGTTTCGCGATGTCTTGAACGCTGAGGCCTTGCTTCCAGAGTGTTCTGTAATGCCACGCTAAGGAAAGTCCTTGAATCATCTGCTCATTCATCTCGTGGATGGAGAGGATGCTTTTGTTTGGGGTGCCTCGTAAAGTGGTTTGGGCCTGATGGTTAATGAGGAGGTGGGTGCTTAAAATAAGGGTTTTCTGGTCCATGCTCAAGACGGCATGAGGAGGCAATTTCAAGTGACCGAGTGAATCATTGAGGGTCAGATGCATTTCAAGTTCGGCGAGGTGGTCTGCTTTGCGATAAATCACTTGACTCAGGCAGGACTTCAAAGCCTCTGGAGTCAGCTCTAAAAACGCCAGTGCCTGAAGCACCTGTGCCTCGATTTGTTCGGCGGGTAAGCAGGTTCCTTTGACGTAGTAGTAGTTAAAGCGTTTCTGGTGTTTTTTGGCATTGGAATACTTAAAGCCTTCGCCTGCTTCGGTGTAGAAAATACCCTTTAGTAGGTTCTCTTGAAAGGTATAGGCCTTACGAGCTTCGTTGTGTTTAAATCGTTGCGACAGTTGGGTTTGCACGGCTTCAAATAATTCGTCTGAAATAATCGCTTCATGCTGACCGTCATAGATTTTGCCGAGTCGTTTGTGAACGGTTTTCCCCACATAAAGCGGATTACTTAAAAGGCGGTGTAGCCCACTAAGACTAAACGCCACGCCTCGTTTCCCTGGGTAGCCTTCGTCTTTGAGCCATTGCCTGAGCGTATGAACGCTTTCGAGTTTGAGGTATTGCGTAAAAATATGCCGAACAAGCTCCGCTTCTTGCGGATGACTCTGCAGTTTTTTGTCTTTCAGGGTATAGCCGAAGGGGCAAGGCCCCCCCATCCACAAGCCTTTGGCTTTACTGGCTTGCATTTTGTCTCGAATGCGTTCAGACGACACCTCTCGTTCAAATTGTGCAAAGGACAGCAACATATTCAAGGTAAGCTTGCCCATTGAGTTAGAGGTGTCAAAGGATTGAGTAATCGACACGAAACTACACCCATGCTTGTCAAAGGTTTGCATCATGTGGTAAAAATCGATAATGGAGCGAGACAATCGGTCGACCTTATAAACGACCACAGTTTGAATGACCCCGTTTTCCATATCCTTTAAGAGGGCTTGTAAGGCAGGACGCTTCATACTCCCGCCTGAGAGTCCTCCATCTTCATAGGTGTGGTAATGCTGCCAGCCGTTATAAGCTTGGGATAAAATATAGGCTTTACAGGCCTCTTCCTGATTGTGGAGGGAGTTGAAATCTTGTTCCAAGCCTTTTTCACTGGACTTTCGAATATAAATCGCACAGTTATTTCGTGTCATAACGCACCTTTTTGTTGTTTAAGCCAAAGAAATCATTGCCTGAAACTTTATGACCGCAAATGATTTTTGCCACGGCGGAAAGGCTGTTGTAGGTCACCTGATTATACAAAAACTGGTTTTCGCCTAGGACGCTCACTTTGTATTCTTTGTTTTTGAACATCTTAATGATGTCGGTGCCAGTGGACAGCGTGTACTTGACTTTACACGCCCGTGTGACCTTGTGATTCACGTCTTTTGAATAGCGGTTTAATTTGGTGATGACTTTTTGAGGGAGTTTCAGCGTTTGACGTTCACACTGGATTTCATACCACAGGGGCTTGAGCATTGCACTTTTGAGGTGCTTGGGGGGGATTTTAAAATAGCGTTTCCATAAGCGCTTAAAGTCTTCGCCTTCCAAGGCATGGAGGGCTTCTAGGGTGTTGGGTAAATCGAGCGGTGTTTTTTTCATGCTCTATTCATCCCTTGGAAGGGGGCAAGTATCAAGGGTTTTCTATCGTGTTTTAAAAGGCATCGACGAAGGTGTAGGTATTGGGTTGCACCAAGACTTGGCTTAAGGCATCGCACTGGTCGTCATGCTTACCATTGGGAAAGCGAAGCAGTTCAGATTCAAACTCAAGAAGCCAGTGGGGGTCGTTATTGGGAAATAGACAGCTTCCGTTTTCAATCAAATGCGACACGGCCATGAGTCGGGTGCGTTTATCCTGTTCAGGCTTCACGGCTTTTGCCGTGATGCAATGTTGGGTTTTTAAGGTTTGAATGAGTTGAATGCCTGAGTTCTTATCTTCAATCAAGACGTCTATTCGTCGGCCATAGGTCGTTTCTGCGGATTTATAGCGTTGAATCACTTGATGAACGAGTTGAGGGAACTCTAGTTTTTCTCGGTAACTGTCTAAAATATAATGCACGCCCTTGCTGTCTCTTAATACCGTCAGACACACGGAATAATCGTTGTATTGCTCTATTTTACTGGCGGTATCCCACGACTGAAAAATAGATTTGATTCTGATTTCCTTCTCAGCGATGGCTTTGAAAAGGGCGGTCGGGTCATAGTATTTAAGCCATTTTTTCTTAATAATCCCGCCGTCTCGTGGCGCGGGGTTTTGTTGGTACTGGCCTGAAAAATGGTATTCTCCCATTTGTTTTTTGGCGTCCATGAGCTTGGAGAGGGACTCTCGTTCAGGGTGTAGGGCTTCACCTTTTTGACGCGTTACTGTTTTATGCTTGAGTGACCATATTTCATTGCTTTCGGCAATGGCGGGTATTTTTAAGTGCTTAAAGGTTTTGTCGCTTTGAAGCAAGTAGCCGGTGAAATCCTCGTCGTGCAAGCGTTGCATAATCACCATGATTTTGCCGTCGTTTTTGTTGTTGAGCCTTGAATAGAGGGTACTGCCGTACCAATCATTTGTCTTTTTTCTCAGGAGATCGGAGAGGGCATCGTCGGGTTTAATCGGGTCATCTATAATGAGGTAGTCCGCTCCCCGACCGGTTAAGGTGCCATTGACAGAGGTTGAAAAACGACCGCCTCCACGGCTGGTTTCAAAATCCGCAATGGCTTTTTTGTTTTTGGACAGTCGACTATGCGGAAAAATATCGCGATACCACTGACTTTCCATAACCCGTTTACAGTCTAACGCCAACTTCTGCGACAAGTCTTCGTTATAACTGACGGCGATAATGGTGGCTTTCGGATTCTTCCCTAAAATATAGGCAGGAAAGGCAATGGAGCAGATAATGGACTTCATGTAGCGTGGGGGTATATTGACAATCAGTCGAGGGTTTTGACCTGCCAACATGGCTTCGAGTTCATGACAAATTAAATCGATATGCCAGTTGCCAAGATACAGAGCGTTGGGGGAGACTTCCAGAAAGACTTTTTGGACAAAGGCGGTGAAGTCGCTTCGTAAGATGGCGTTTAAAATGGTTTTACTCATGGGCTTCGTCCTCACTGGTTCCATGGTATCGAGAAAGATAGTCGGCAATAATCAATTGATCGTCCTGATTTAAAAGCTCTCGTATCTGATGACGTTCTTCTTCTTTCAAATCGGCGATTAAGAGGTGGGGGAGTAAGGCGGTAATGGCTTTTATATCGCCTTTGACGCCTTTATTGACCAGTTGTGTGAGCATCGCCATTTTCTTAGATATTTTGATTTTTTCATCGCCTTCTGAGACGACGATTTTTTGGTTGAGAATATCGTTGAGTAAGGTGTAGGTATTTTTACTTCCTTTGGGCCGCCCCTTAGGATTCCCTGATTTCCCCTGTTTAAAGCGTTTTTCTTCAGGCGCTTTCCCGTAGCCGATGTCGTAGTCCTTAGGCATTGATTTTGTCCTCCAGCAGTTCTCGGTATGTTTGGCCAGTCGCTTGGTGAATAGCGGATTGCCCGCTAACCTCTTGCCAACGACGAATCGTGGTATCCACATAGAGGGGTTCTAGCTCGATGCCGTAGCAAATCCGTCCGCATTGTTCTGCGGCGATTAAGGTGGTCCCTGAGCCTAGAAAGGCATCGAGTATGATTTCACCCCGAGCGGAGACATCTAAAATGGCATCTTTGACCATTTCAACCGGTTTAACGGTGGGGTGCATTTTGAGTTGATTTTTATCTCCGCCAAAAGAGTTGACCCCTGGGTAATCCCACACATTGGTTCGGTAGCGTCCGTGTGAACCAAGTTCTACATTGTTGTGATGCGAGCGGTTGCCGTGCTTGAAGACAAAGACGAGTTCATGCTTGGAGCGATAGAGCGACCCCATGCCGCCGTTGTCTTTATTCCACACGCAGAGGTTTTTAAACTCGTCATACACGGCGGTGCCTGCTTCAATGATCTCCTTAATATGTCGCCAGTCCATGCAAATATAGTGGAGCGATCCATTCTTTGAAAAAGCCTTTAGGAGGGTGAAGTTTTTCTGTAAAAAGTGTTGGAATTCAGGGGAAGACATTTCCCCTGACGCCATTTGAAACTCCTTATGCTTGATTTTTCCTAAGCCGCCAATATGCCCCTCTACCTTGACGTTGTAGGGAGGGTCGGTAAAGACCATACTCGCTTTTTTGTCTTGGCATAAGTTCTGATAGGTTTGGGGAAGAAGGGCATCTCCGCAGATGATTTTATGCTTACCTAAAAGCCATGTGTCGCCAAGGGTTGTGACAATTTCATGCTCGGGTACAAAAGGGACGGCATTGGCGTGTTCATCTAACGGGGTGTTTTTGTCTGCGAGCTGTTCATCCAGAATCAAGTCAATGTCGGCGATGTCAAAACCTGTAATTTCCAAGTTAAACTCTAGATCCAACGCTTCTAGCTCCAAGAATTCGAGCTTCAATAAGTCGACGTCCCATTGCCCGTTTTCCGTGAGTTTGTTGTCAGCGATACGATAGGCTTTTTTCTGGGCTTCACTCAAATGCAACAATCTAATCACGGGTACTTCACTCAACTGAAGTTCTTGAGCCGCCAGCCACCTGCCGTGACCTGCAATGATTTCATTCTTTTCGTCAATGAGAATGGGATTGTTGAACGCAAAGGTTTGAATCGATTGAGCAATTTGCGCAATTTGTTTACGCTGGTGAATTCGTGGATTCTGCTTATAAGGCTGAATCGTCTTGGTGTTGACATACTCAAGGTGTAAGGTCATTTGGGGAAGCTCCTTTAGGTTAGGGGATAACTTCACCATACACGAATGAGGAGCGATTTAAAATGTGGATAACCGCAGACTTTAGTCGAGCGTCAATACTTGTGCCAATTCAATCACGACGAGTCGTTTGCTATTTTTATCTTTTAGGTCATCTAAGCCAAAGCGTTCTCTTATTTTGGCACAGTGGGCTTCTACGGTGCGTTCACGATAATTGATCCGTTTAGCCAGCTCCTTATTCGTCAGCCATCTACTCTTTTTCAACGCCTGTAGAATCTTGCGTTCCGTTTCTGAAAGCGAGATCTTGCCTTCCGTATGGTTCTTAACAGCGGCATGAAATAGCTCGTTTATATAGGCATCGTGGGTTTTTAGCTTCACCAGCACGTCTGCTGGGAATTGAACTTTTTTGAGATCGTCCATAGTCCGATCTCTTCGTTTGTCTAATAACCCGAGATACGTTTTAGAAGCGTCATAGTCCATCTTTTTAAAGAGATCCAAGCTATCTTCGATCAATTCCCCAAAGGGCAGGTTTTGCTGGGCAGACAGCACGTAGAGTTCAACCGCTTCAGGGAAGCTGATGCCGTCTAATACCAAGCTGTCGATCTGTTTACGATCGAGTTCAGCGAGGATACTTTCTGAAATATCTGCGTTTATTTTTAAATGCTCTTCGGCCTTTTGCCAGTCGATCTGATGGAGTTTGTGGACAAACGCGTTCGCCTGCTTTTCAAAGGCTTTCATTTCCTTCGAGTTTAAAGCCGCTTCAATTTTCTGAACAATGGCGAGAAGGCTCATTTTAGAAGCTCCTAAATGGTTGGGGTTTAATGGGGGTACTTTTATTACTATAGCGATGTCATCTACCGCTGTAAAGTCGATGTTTCTTGAATCTTCTCTTCATCTATCATGAATCGTTATTGAGTACCGCTTTGTTAACAGGGAAAATTTTAAGTGCCTTAAGAATAATATTGAAATTTACTTGGAGATAATAGGACGGTTGTGGCAATAGTATAGCCAGTGTTTCAAGAAAATTATGGTAGGATAACAAGAGTTTTAAATGATTAAAAAGAGGATTACGATATTGTCTCCTGAGTGTGAAAAAACTTGTATTAAAAATGACGAACCCCCAGATTGTCTATACTTCTGGCTTTATATACTTTGAGGGGTATCGAAGTATGAATGGAGCGTTAAATGTCACTGCATGAGCCTTATCCAAGCTATTACGACAATATTTCTTATACTGCTTATCAATCCCAATATCTTGCCAATCTCATTACACTGAAAGGACAAGCAGAGGATACTATCTCTCGTTCATTAAAGGGTTCTCGTGTTGATATGAATCCACACCAAGTGGACGCTGCTTTGTTTGCCTTACGCTCCCCTTTATCTAAAGGGGTCATACTTGCTGATGAAGTGGGTCTTGGTAAAACGATTGAGGCTAGTTTGGTTTTAGCACAACGATGGGCAGAAGGTAAGCGTAGGCTTTTGTTAATTGTTCCTGCCTCTCTTCGCAAACAGTGGTCGCAAGAACTGAGCGATAAGTTTTCTTTACCTTCACTTATTCTTGAGAAGAAGTCGTTTGATTTGATCAAGAAAAACGGACATTCAAACCCTTTTGAGAACAAAGATCACATTGTTATTTGCTCTTATCCATTTGCGTTTAGAAAAGCCGCAGAGATTAAGGCTGTTGGCTGGCACTGTGTAGTATTTGATGAAGCACACAAGCTCCGCAATGTTTATAAAAAAGATGGATCGGTTACTGCAAAAAAATTAAGAGATGCGGTACTAGATAAGCCCAAGATTCTTTTGACGGCAACCCCTCTACAGAACTCCCTGATGGAGCTGTATGGACTGGTTTCAGTGGTGGATGAACACTTTTTTGGTGGGGAAGCCGCTTTTAAGCTACAATACGCCAATACGAAGGTTACTAATCCTCAAGTGGATGATTTAAGAACTCGGTTAAAGCCGATCTGCCATAGGACATTGAGACGACAAGTTTTTGAAGCGGGCTTAATTCCGTTTAGAGAACGTTACTGTATTACTGAAGATTTCACCCCTTCCCTTGAAGAACAAGCCCTGTATGACCAAGTTTCAGCGTATCTTCAAAATGAAGGGACGTTGGCCGTCGGTAAAAACGGCAGACACTTGATTACTCTGGTTATTCGTAAAATCTTGGCTTCATCATCATTTGCGATTGCTGACACGCTTAAACGAATGATTGATCGCCTTGAAGACGACCTTGGTATCGATACGTCTACATTGAACGATTTTGATCCGATTGATGCAACAGCTGAAGAGCTTGAAATTGACGAATTAGGTGAAGATACCGATGAGATACAAAAAACAACGCTCAAAGCCGAAATCGAACTGCTAAAAGCAATGCGTCAAATTGCCCAAGGCATCAAAGAAAACGAAAAAGGCAAAGCCCTTATCAGAGGCTTGGATACCGCTCTCAAAAGGGTGGTTGAGAAGCAAGGGCAGCGGAAAGCTGTTATTTTTACTGAATCTGTTCGCACGCAATCTTTCTTAAAAGACCTCCTGAATGCCAATGGCTATGAAGGGCAGCTTGTCTTGCTCAATGGCTCTAATACAGATCCAGACAGCCAGCGTATTTATAAAGAATGGGTGCAACAGCATAAAGGCACCAATAGAATCTCAGGCTCCAAAACCGCAGATATGAAAGCGGCAATTGTTGAGGCTTTTCGAGACAAGGCGACAATTCTGATCTCTACAGAAAGTGGTGCAGAAGGGATTAACCTACAGTTTTGTTCTCTCGTCGTCAATTATGATCTGCCTTGGAATCCTCAACGGGTTGAACAACGTATCGGGCGTTGCCACCGATATGGACAACAAATTGACGTAGCCGTCCTCAATTTTATCAACAGGGGTAATCGTGCTGATCAGCGTGTGTTTGAACTGTTAAATCAAAAATTCAAATTGTTTGATGGTGTCTTTGGTTCTTCGGACGAAGTCTTGGGGGCTATTGAATCTGGTCTGGATATTGAACAAAAAATCAACGCCATTTATCAAAAATGTAGAAACCCCCAAGAGTTTGATGAGGAATTCAACAAATTACAAGAAGAACTCAACGAAAGCATTACGGCAACGGAAGCGACAGCTCGGCAAGCCCTACTTGAAAATGTAGATGAATCAGTCGTTCAAAAGCTGAAAGGTCGTAAAGACACAATCAATGAGAAACTAAACCAGTTTGAACGTCAATTGATGACGTTCACATGGGCTGAATTACCTGAAGCCAATCGATTGAGCGATAAACGGTTTGAATATCAAGGCAAAACGTACAGCATTGAATGGCCAGAGGCAGACGAAAAAGGCTGGGAGTTCTATCGCTTAGGCAAAGAAGATGAGCTTGCGGATCAACTGATTCAACGGGCAAAGCAACGCCACTTGCCACCTGCTACCCTACGTTTTGACTATGACGCTTATGAAGGCGATGGGCAATTGAGCAACCTGTTACCTTATCGGGGGAAATTGGGTATTATCCAAGTTCAAAAAATGACCCTTCAAAATGCCGTTGAAACAACAGAGCATTTACTACTTGCGGGTATGACGGATGAGGGGCAACCCTTTGATACCGAGTGCGTAAAACGGCTGATGATGATTCCTGCTAAACTTATGGGGAACCCTCAAAAAGCGTATGATATGGCGTTGCTTTCTGCTCAACAACAAAAGCAGGTGAACCAGTTGTTAGAACATGCCCAAGATCAAAACTTGACCTACTTGAACGAAGAAAGCGATAAATTGGATAGGTGGGCAGATGAAAGCGAAATTGCCTTTAATGCTGAAATTAAGGAGCTGAGAAAACAAGCCAACGAGTTTGATAAACAATCCCGAAGCCCTAACCTGTTGCTGCAAGAAAAACTTACCCTCAAGCGTAAGGCAAGCCACCTGAAAGGTGAAGCCACCAAGAAAAAAGCAGAATATTTCCAAGAGCAAGAACGCATTCAAGCTGAGCGGATGAAGATTTTAGATTTGATTGAAAGCCAGTTGGCGATGCAACATACTGTAACCGACCTTTTTACGATTAACTGGGAATTGGAGTAGTACCCCTAATGGATAAACAAGAGATAACCCGCATGACCAGTATCAAACTGTTTGAAGAAATGAAAGTCCGTTCCATATGGAACGAAGCCGAGCAAAAATGGTATTTTTCTGTATCAGACGTTGTTTCAGTACTGACTGAAAGTGCCGATGCAAAGGCTTATTGGCGACAACTTAAAAAACGTGAACCTGAACTCGTGACAAATTGTCACGGGTTGAAACTCCGAGCTTTAGATGGAAAGCTAACCTGTTACGCCTGCGGTTCGTCATTAAGAATGAACCCTATCTTGTCATGCCGAGGAGCAAAGCGACGTGGGCATCTATCAGCCCAAGGTCAACAGATTGCCACGACCCTTTCAGGGTCTCGCAATGACAATGAGGTTATGGCATTGCGATCGAAGCGTGCCAATCTATTTACGGAGCAAGCATCTTGATTTACTGTGTTTATTTATTAACCAACAAAAATAAGACTGTGATTTACACTGGTGTTACCAATAACCTTGAAAGGCGACTTTATGAACACGAACATAAGTTGGTTACAGGCTTTACCAGTAAGTATAATGTTGATCAATTAATGTATTTTGAGCAGACTAATAACGTGGACTCTGCCATTTCACGAGAAAAACAAATAAAAAGCTGGTCAAGGGCAAGAAAAAACCAGTTAATAGAATCCATGAACCCTCATTGGCAGTCGTTAAATGCTATCGTTAAAGGGCAAGAGATTGCCAAGATCTACAGCCAGTAATGAAAGAAATAGAACAGGAAACAGACGAATGAGTACGAAAAAAACCAAGCTAGAATTAACATGGATTGGCAAAGACCAACGCCCACGGCTGGAGCCACGCATTTTGCTGGAAGACCCCACTTTAAGCCACCACGCCCCGCACAAAGTAACCGAAAACGACTTGTTTGACAACCGCCTGATTTTTGGCGACAACCTGCTAGCCCTAAAAGCCCTAGAACAAGAATTTGCTGGCAAGGTGAAGTGCGTATTTATAGACCCACCTTATAACACAGGCAGTGCGTTTACCCATTATGATGACGGGCTGGAGCATAGCATTTGGCTGGGACTAATGCGAGACAGGTTGGAATTGATTAAACGCCTGCTAAGCGATGACGGCAGTTTGTGGGTAACGCTGGATGATAACGAAGCCCATTACTTTAAGGTAATGGCGGATGAGGTGTTTGGACGCTCTAATTTTATACGCCACATTA